CACGTTTCGTCGAAGATTACCGTAATGGTAACCTTGGTCGAACCAGGTAATGCCCGTCTACGCAGTTTGCGTAGATCAGACCTACCTAGCAGCCCTTCAGGGCTGCTGGGTAAAGGGTCCTAAAATCTATGGCGATGGATTGTCCTACCTTCCTTTTAAGGAGGGGCGACATGAAAAGCCATATAAAGCTATTACAGTTAGTCCTCGAAACAATGGGGACTAGGTGTCGCACTAGCACCACTCGTGACTGGAAAACCATCACGAGACGATATGAACACGAAGGGATGTCGTTTTTGACGATATCCTTACCACAGTTTTGCGACGACCTCCAAAAAGGTCTGCGCAACTCAATGGTAGATCCATCACTCTTTCTTGGTTATGGAAAGAGTGGAGAGCTCCCCCGATTTCTCGGAGGTTTTCTCGATCAAGTGTTCAATCGGAATACTGGATGCCTTCTTGAGGTACCTAGTGTTGAGGCTATCCAAGCCCTTCGACAGATTCTTCTGTTGTTTGGGAAGGTTAACCTTGAATGTAGCGACTCTCGAAAGAGAAGAGCTATCACTAAGTACCTTAAGTGTGAGCAGGATATTAAACTCGTAGACATAGCTTCCAAACCCCTTTACAAGGATTGGAATTCACTATGCCTACGTGTTTGGGGTGATATTTTCCAAAAAGTAGATGAAGATATCTACTATGGACGTATCATTCCCAAACATGGTCCCGGGACCACTGCTGATCGTCTTATCGGAAACGATAAGTTCAACCAGACAGAATGGACCGAGCGGTTGGAAAAGGACTTCCCTCATGGGGAGTTTCTTTTTCCCAACTGGCGTTATTTTAATAGCGCCCAGGTTAATATCCTCGAACCCGGAGCTGAGCGACCTGTAAAGGTCATCTTAGTTCCTAAGACTTTGAAAACACCTAGAGTGATTGCAGTTGAACCTACGTGTATGCAATATACACAGCAGGGAATTCTGGAATCTCTCGTTGGAGCCATAGAAAGCGATGACTTGCTTTCTCAACTCGTCGGATTCTCGGACCAAATCCCTAATCAGGATCTGGCACGAATAGGTTCCCTTTCTGGGAATCTTGCTACACTCGATTTGAGTGAAGCATCCGATCGTGTTTCCAATCAGCTTGTGCGAAGCATGGTGCACCATTTTCCCAACTTGCGAAGGGGTCTTGATGCTACACGCTCACGTAAGGCTGACGTACCTGGAGAGGGAGTTATTCGCCTTTCTAAGTACGCTTCTATGGGTTCAGCACTATGTTTCCCAGTCGAGGCGATCGTCTTTTTGACGACCATCTTGCTTGGGATACAGGATGTGCTAAGGCGTCCATTGACCCGCAAGGACCTTTTGGCTCTTGTTGGTCAGGTGCGCGTCTACGGGGATGATATTATTGTCCCCGTGGAATATGTGCGTTCCGTTGTCGACAGACTACAAACTTTTGGGTTTGTGGTGAATGTCGAGAAATCTTTCTGGACTGGGAAGTTCAGAGAGAGCTGTG